CTACTGGCCTTAGTAGGTTAGGTGCAGGCATAAGCAAGGCCACGCTAAAGACTGGCGATATGGACAAGATTATGGCCGAGCTAAATAAAAAGTTTTCAGGCCAAGCAGCAGCTAGATTAGATACTTATGCAGGCAAAATGGGTCTGCTCACAGTTGCAGCCGAGGATGCTAGAGAGACTATCGGCAAAGGTTTACTAGATGCGCTGTCATTATTAGCCCAAGACACCAGTATTGGTAGTGCTACAAAACTACTGGATGATTTTGCTCAAAGCACAGCAGATGCAGTAGTGGGTATCGCATTACTGGTAAGCGAGTTAAAAGCACTAGGTAACACAAAAGTTGGTGGAGTTTTATTTGATGTAAAAAATATCCCAGTGCTAGGTGCTTACCTTGCAGGATTTTCAGAGATAGGCGCAGCGCAAAGATTACAAAATGCTCCAGATAGAGGCGGCCAAGAGCGCTCATCCGCACGAGCATATTTAGCCCAATTACGTCAAGAGACTAAAGCATTAAAAAGTGCTACTAATTTACGTAAACTAGAAAATGAACAATTAAAGAAAAAGACAGAGGTAGACAAGCTAGCCGAGAAGTTTGACCTAGAGCGCATAGGCTTAATGAAGGCGCTTAATGAGACTACTGATGCCGAGACTAAATTACGTATCCAAGCCAAGATAGCAATCCTAGATAACAATGAGGCTTTAGCCAAGAAGATTAACGCCGAGTTAGAGGCTGCAAGAAAAGCGGCAGAGTTAGCCAATGCCTTTACAAGTGCAAGTCAAATGTTGCTAGCACAAACCATGAAATTACAAACCGCTATGGACAGCGCACTGAATTCGATTTTAGCAAGGATCGCCACAGCAGGGTTTAAGCCACCAGAGTCACTTACTAGAAGCTTACCTTTAGTAGATCAATTAAGAGTAGAAAAGGCTGTCGAGGCTAACAAAGCGCTCAACCTAAGCAACCCAGCATTTGTAGCCAGCATGGCCTCAGAACGCCAGGCAGTTAGCGCTATTAGCGGTGGCGGCAATCAATTTAGCCTATCCTTTGATACAACATTTACAGGCGATAGGTTTACCCAGTTAATTGCCGAAAGCCTACAGTTATCACAAAAGACAGGTTATAGCACCTCACCAGCAGGATCTATAAACCCATGACCTTACCTGTAGTAAATGCAATAATAAATTTTTCTACTGGCCCTTCTTTTGCCCAGGCCATGATTTTAGATACTGGCATATTAGACACAAATATACTAACAGATTCTGTAGCTGTAGTTGTCGATGTATCTAACCAACTTAACCGCATAGATACTAAGCGTGGGCGCACCGCCCTTAGCGATCAATTTGCAACAGGCTCGCTAACCTTACGCATTATAGATCAAAATGGCGACTTTAATCCTCAGAATGTAACTGGGCCTTATTACAATCTTTTAACACCTATGAAGAAGGTGCAGATCACTGCTACCTACTCATCGGTAACATATCCTATATTTTCAGGCTTTATTACAAGCTACGTAACTACTTATCCTAAAGAGTCTGAGGATGTTACATATACAACTATTCAAGCTGTAGATGCGTTTAGGTTGGCGCAAAATGCCCAGATAAGCACAGTGGCTGGGGCAACTGCTGGTGATCTATCTGGCACACGCATAAATCAGATACTAGATGAGATTGATTGGCCAGTATCGCAGCGTGACGTAGATCCAGGCTTAACTACTTTACAGGCAGACCCAGGTACTAATCGCACAGCCTTGCAGGCTTTGTTCACTGCTACCGAAAGCGAATATGGCGCAATATATGTAGATGCCAATAATAACTTTGTTTTTCAAGACAGGGGTGTTACTGCTGGCTCAATAGGTGGCACACCTACAGTCTTTGCAGATGATGGCACAGGCATAGATTATAGAGATGTGGCTTGGATCTTAAACGATACCCTTATATTTAATAAAGCCACAATCAATAGATTGGGGGGTACTGCTCAGGTCGCCCTAAATCAACCTAGCATAGACAAATACTTTTTACACAGCTATTTTCTAGATGATCTACTTATGCAGACGGATGCAGTAGCCCTGGATTATGCACAGGCTTATGTGGCAAGCCGCCAAGAGACAAGCATACGAGTCGATTCCATAGTCTTAGACCTACATACCGATAATTACAATAGCGGCATAATTGCAGCTTTAGGCTTAGATTTTTTTGACCCCATCACAGTTAAAACCACTCAGCCAGGCGGCAGCACCCTGGAAAAAACATTACAGATATTTGGGGTGAGCATGAGCATAACCCCGAACAGTTGGCTAACCAACTTTATTACATTGGAGCCAGTCCTAGACGCTCTAATTTTAAATAACAATATATACGGCACTTTAGACTATAATGTGCTCAGTTACTAAGGAGTAAAAATGGCAGCAGGATTAGGGTTTAAAGATTTTGTGACAGGCGAGGTGTTGACCGCAGCTGATGTCGATGGCTATTTAATGCAAGGCGTGTGGGTGTTTGCTAGCGCAGCAGCTAGAGATGCCGCAGTAACATCACCACAAGAAGGCAATTTTGCATATTTAAAAGATACAAATGTTACCACTTATTACACAGGTAGTGCATGGGCTAACTTAGACACTACTGGCATGACTAACCCAATGACCACAACAGGCGACACTATTTATTCTTCAAGCGGCTCAACACCTGCAAGGTTAGGTATTGGTACAGCAGGTCAAGTATTGCGAGTCAATTCTGGTGCAACGGCTCCAGAGTGGGCTGCACCTGCCGCTGGTGCTTTAACATTTATCAAATCTGAAACAATAGGTTCGGGAGTTTCCTCAGTTACTGTTTCTAGTGCTTTTAGTGCTACTTACGAAAATTATTTGGTAACAATACAGATAAACAGTGCTAGTGATTCAACTAGCAATTCAATACAATTAGGCTCAACAGCCACAGGATATTATGGAAATGCTACCATTATGGGGCCTGGTGCTACCACTGTAACTGGTGTTGCTTACAGCAACGCTACCAACATTTTTTCTGGCTATGCCAATTTAACTAATGGTGGCACATCTATATTAAACATTTTGCAACCTAATTTGGCTAAAAGAACAAGTGTGCTTGCAGAAGGAATTTCATTTAGTACAACTGGAAGTACAAATATGATATCTAAACATTTTGAAAATTCTAACACGCAACACACTGCTTTTACTTTAACTCCAAATACTGGAACTTTTACAGGTGGAACAATTCGTGTTTACGGCTATGCAAATTCATAAGGAGAAAAAATGACCTATAAAATCCAGATTGATGATTTAGTGCGAGATGCAACGCCTGAAGAAATAATTGTTATAGAAGCCCGTGAAGCCAAAGCAATAGCAAAGGAACAAGCGGAAGCAGCAAAAGCAAAAGCCAGGGCAGCAGCCGAAGGCAAACTTGCAGCATTAGGTTTAACTACCGATGATTTAAGGGCTTTAGGTTTATAGCACAATCTTGAGGAAGTGTGGCAAATGAAACCAAAACTATGTGCAGCTGGTGTGCAGTTAAGAGATCAAGTTGATACATGGTTTCCAGATCGCAGCCGTAAAAGTCCAGAAGGATGGTTGGGTGATAGCCGTCATTCCACCAGAAAATCCAGTCATAATCCAGACGAAAATGGGTGGGTCAGAGCGATTGATCTTAATACTTTGTTTGAGTCTACCGACAGCCTTGCACCTTATCTGGCTGACCAGATCAGAATCGCAGGCAAATCGGATCCACGTCTACTTTACGTCATCTACAATGGGCGTATCTGCTCAAAGATATTGAATTGGAAATGGCGCAAGTACAAGGGCATTAACCCACACAAGCGCCACATACATATCAGCTTTACAAAACTAGGCGACTTAGATTCTAGGCCGTTCGATATACCACTAATAGGGGGCAAGATATGAAGATAAGTAAGAAGCAAAAGATCGTACTAAAGTCTTATGCACGTGGAGTTTTAGTATCATTCTTAACATTTATAGCAAGTAATGAATTGGGCTTTGATCCTGCTGTAGCTGTAGTTTTGTCAGCACTTGCAGGCCCAGCGGTTAGGGCTTTAGATAAATCCGATGTAATCGGTAATAGTGAGAAGTGAGTCCTGGCGAGTGGGCTGGCTTTGGCGCTGGCGTTATAAGCGTGCTATCAGGCGTGCTAATAG